GGATGATGATTGGTGCAGTAGCTCGTGCATACAATCCTGGTTGCTCTATGTCCTGGCTGCCGATTCTTGTCGGTGCACAAGGTGTAGGCAAATCAATGTTTAGTCGTAATCTTGTTCCTCAAGATTTGTTTGCTGAGGTGTCCACACCTTTAGACACATTAATGAAAGAGCAATATAGACTTCACATGGCATGGCTTCTTGAACTACCTGAAATTGATAATTATTTTAATATCAGAAACATCGAGAACTTTAAGAACTTAATCACCTCACGTGTTGATGAAGTACGCTATCCTTATGCTGCACTGCCATCCAAACTTCCTCGTAGGTTTGTGATGATTGGTACTACCAATCGCAACCAGTTCCTAGTTGACAGCACGGGTAACCGCCGCTTTGTACCACTAGAGATTGGCAGTGGGTTCCAAGTACCTTGGGCTCGGTTACGTGAAGAACGTGACTCTATGTGGGCTGCAGCCGTAGCTGCCTACAGAAATAACAATCGCTACGAATTCGACAGCGGAGAGATAGCAGCTATTGCAGAATACATTCAAGAGTTTGGTGATCCAGACCCTTGGATGGATAAGGTTTCTTCTTACGTAACTATTCGCTCAGAAGTTACCGCTGCAGAAGTTTTGACTAATGCACTTGAACTTGATCCACGTAATCAAGGTAGACGTGAAGCTCGTCGGGTAGCTGATGTACTTCAGTCTATGGGGTGGAGACGTCTAGTCACATCTCGCAAAGACGCTAACGGTAAGTCTAAGTCAGTTCGTATTTGGCAACGACCAAAGAGTGATCCACTTGATGAAAGTCATGTTCTAAATGACTTCTAATTAGTTACAGCTCATAAGTTCTAAAATATATAATCAAATGAAATCTTCAGATATTGAAATCGGTTTGCGCGTCCATGTATCTTCTAATGGTATGACTGCACTTGTAGTTGGACCTCCCGAGTACTACACACCGCGAGCTAAACTTGTAAGGATTAAATATGAAAATTCTACACGCTTTGAGTACATGATTAGTAATCAGCTCACAGCTTTACCAAATGACGAACAGTATCCGGCGCTTGGCGGAAAGTATGTACGTCCAGCTAACAGTTTTTAATTATGAGTGAATCTCAGCCAAATAAAAAAGTTGGAGGTCATGCTTACGGTAGGCGTAATCTTCAAATGTCAAACACAGCTGAAGAAGGTGAGCTCTGTATTTATACAGGGCATTCACTTGGTAGATTCTCTAATCACTCAATGCGTTATGACAGTCATCAAGCTTGTTGTAGATGTGTAGCTGCTGCTCGTGAGGGTCGAATGTCGTTTGACATAGATCGACTACTTAAGAAAGAACGCAAACGCGCATTAAAGTTCTGGTCTCAAGTTGATATCGGTGATCCCGATGAATGCTGGATGTGGAACGGTACGATTAATAAACGTACCAAGCAGCCTCAGTTTTCCTGGAGACGTCATGGTATCTCTAGTTCTACACAACATCACCCTCAACGTATTGCCATGTGGTACTCATGGGGAGATTTAGGATTCACTGGTGTCAAAACAACATGTGGCGAAAAATATTGCTGCAATCCTTTTCATCTCATCCCGCAGCATGTCGGTGTATTTGTTGATCAAGATAGCTACATGGAGTCATTTGAATTAGCTTGTCAGCTTCATACACTCAAACAACAAGTAGGAGAATATATGATTGAAGAGGCGCTTAAAAAGCAAGAGCTTATAGATCAATCTGAAGAGATTGATTCTCGTGCTGATCTGCTGCTTAATCCAGATACAGGGTTTGCTGAACGATTCGATGCTGTAATGACTGACATGCTTGCCGGTCGTCACATAAGTCAAACAGAACCAACTGAGCCTGGTTTATTTCGTCAGCCTTCTGAAAATGAAGATACTGATGATGATCAATTTTAATCCCACACTAAGTATTAATAACACTTATCCTAAACAAAGAGTCATTCAATTATGTCTAGACGTACAGATCTACTTCAAGCACTTGTTCAATCCGATAAATTCGGTGAGGAAAAAAAGCAGGAGCAAAAATTCCTTATTGCTACTGCCGAACTAATTCTTTATGACTTAGTTAACATTGCAATCTCAGGTGTTGAAAAGAATGGTGCCGGTTCATTAGTTATCAATTTACAAAACGACTCCACGACATTTATGTCTGGTCACTCAATTGAGTTTGATATTCGAACTGCTGAACGTGAAGAAGACACTGATGTTCTTGAGTTCCTACGTGGACTTATGGAAGAGATTGATGAAAATGACTGGAGCAAAAATGTTTTAATTACGTTGATTAGTGATGCTGGAACAAGAACATTTGCTGTCGAAGCAGGAGGGAGCCAAGAAAGCCTCCGAGCGCTTGCAACAGAATTTAGCGGATAAGCTTAAATCTCAAGGACTTAAACTGCCTCTCTACCCTACGCCTCAAATTATTGAACGGGCAAGGTCTGTCATGGGTGGTATCGACTTTGATCCAACATCAGACCCTGTTCAACAGGTTTTGGTTAATGCTACGTCCGTACCATCTATAGAAATCAATCCTTTACAAGAGCACTGGCATGGAAATGTCTGGGTCTCTCCTAAAGGAGCTGTTCGAAACTCCCGCATCTGGTTTAACAAAACCATAAATGAATATCGTAACGGTCATATCAATAGCTTCGTATTTTTTACTAGTGCATCTGAGTTAGTTAGAGCTTCACCTGTCATTTGGGATTATCCAGTCTGTATTCCGTTTAAACGTATTAAACAACTTAAAGCTACAACCAATGGCTTTGAACCAGTCTGTCCATCGACTTGGAATGCAATTGTATATGGACCTCCTCTAGAAGAACTAATATCTTCTATCGACAAAGTATCCTTGTTTTATAACAGTTTTCGAGATATCGGACGCATTATTTACAATGAGTTTGCTGGCGACAACTGGAAAAAGGACCTTGAATATTATGACGAACAACGAGGACAGTTGTAATGAGTAAGCATATAGATAAAAGCTATTTGTACTCTTTACCATCAGGTGCATATGTTCATCCTTGTCGTTTGATTCACAAAGATGGAACGTTGATGTGGAAGCATGCCTTGCTCTCTAATCAACGTACTCTTCACCTTCCAATTGATGAATGTCATGAGCAACACATTATTAAAACAGCTCAACGTTTAGAAGAGCTAAACAGTTGGTGTTCCCATGATTTAGAACCATGGCAATCTTTTATACCTTATGCTTGGTACTCTCCTTCTGATACTGATTTGAAAGAAGGTATCTGTGTGTACTTCACACATTCTGTATATAGCAATGACAGCATCTTTGATCTACTCCTGCCTCATATTCAAGAACATGAGACTTTAGAGCAGCGTGATAACTTATTATTCTTTAGGCGCTGTTAATCCTGACGCATAGTTTGGGTAGCACTCTATATATGCATCCATTGGTATCACTATATAGTCAGCCGTTAAATGCTCATCTAAGTAGTTAACTGTCATCCAGCCTGGCTGTTTTTCAACAGCCCCTGTGATTGTATAGCCTGCAAGTATGCTACAAAAAATTAGTGGTGTCATTCGTTCTCCTGTAAATGATTAATCAACCGCGTCAAATACCAATTAGCCTTTGATGCATCCTGTGGTGCATTACCTTTTAGCCATAAACGCAGCAGATACTTCAACGCTTGAGCCTGAAGCATCCCTGCTTTGACATCAGGTGCATCTTGAATTGCTTCTTCAATAATATCGATTGCTTCCTGTGTCCCACGTGTGTAATGAGAAGGACTATTGACCATATCATTCTGTGTCTCTGGATGATAGAAAATACCATCGTTATTTACTGTTCCTACTTGAGGCTTAACTCTGTCATAGCCTTCTGCAATTCTTAGCCACCGCTTGCCGTCTTTAAGATCTGCCTGATTGTACAAATTCATCTTTGGAAACATCCAATCATCTGATGTCTTCTTTGTCTCTTTATCAATTGATTCAAACCAGCCATCCTTGTTCCACTCATCGAATGCTTCATATTCTTTCTTAAATTTGTCGTAATCCATGTATCGCATTCTTATATTTCACTACCTAATATAGAAGAGATTAATTGTATATGAGAGATATGCCTGCACCACAAGGTGACCCCTGTTATATCAAAGATAAAGATCGATACTTTATGAGTATCGCTAATGCAATCGCCCGTGGCTCAACGCATCCCACTGTTCCAGGTGGCTGTGTATTGATTCGTGATCGCGAAATTATTGGTGATGGTAGATCAGTTCTCTGCTCCTCAAAAGTAGAAATTGATTGTATTACCTATGCCATTGCCACTTGCGCTAAACGGGGCACTCCTACATCAGGAGCAGCTATCTATTCCACTCGCTATCCATTCGCTGCATCTGTATTTCAAGCACACCTCATGGGTATACGACGCTTTGTAGTTGCCGCTACTCAATGGGAGCCCTACTATAAAGATGAGTTCAGACGTGCTGCACGTTTGGCAAGAGAGTTGTCTATAGCTATTGAGCCGTTTCATGATAATCCAGACCCACGCTTCACAGAAAACCCACACGAACTAGATGAGTTCGACCCTACAGAAAAAACACTACTCGATAATGACTGAACTTTTATTTGATATTGAGAGCACCGGACTTCTTCGCCGTGGCTCTACTATTCATTGCATTGTTATGCGTGATATGGATACAGTAGAAGAACCATTAGTCTTTGACTACAAGCCTGAGCGTGCTGTTATTCAGGGCGTCAAACAGCTTGAGAATGCTGATGTACTCATAGGCCATAATATTATCAACTATGACATCCCGTTGCTCAAAGAACAGTTTCCAGACTTTACCTTTAGAGGTGAGGTCCTTGATACTCTTGTTCTCTCCCGTCTTTTTTATCCCCATATTGCTGACCGTGATTTTCAAAGACGTCCTCAAGGCATGCCACAAAGGCTATACGGAAGACACAGTCTCGAAGCCTGGGGACATCGACTAAAGTGTTTTAAGGGTGACTTCGGTAAGCACGAAGCTGCTTGGGATAAGTACACACCAGAAATGTTGGATTACTGTATCCAAGACACGATGGTAACTGTCAAATTATATGAACTACTCAAACGGAGAATGAACGATGCCTAAGAAAAATGATCCACTAACCGTTACTGAAGTACAAGAAGCAACTGATGAATTCTTTCCACTATTTGATATCGTTAATGCTGCTATGCAACGTCGCAATGGTTCGGTTGAAGATACGTTAAAAGTCATGGAGTCTGTAGCTAAGCTTGGACACAAGCGACGCGCTGATAAAGCAGACGAAGAAAAGAAACTGAAGTTTGGATTCAACAAATCAAAGGATGATGAAAATGCAGATACCTGATTACGTTTCACTTGAGATGACGATGGCTAACTTGATGGCCATCCAAGAAGCCAGTGGCTTTAAGTTTGATATGGATGCAGCTGAACGTGTCAGAGAAAAGCTCGCATGTGAGGCTAAAAACATTGAAGAAAAAATTCGGGCTACATATAACTACTACCCTGGCAAGGTCTTCACACCAAAGCGCACGTCAGCAAAGACTGGCTACGTAGCAGGTGCACCGATGACAAAGCTTGTGGACTTCAATCCAACAAGCAGACTGCATATTCACTGGGCACTCACAACTTTTCGTGGTGCTCGTTTCACTAAAGTGACCGACAGTGGTAAGCCTAAGGTTGATGAAGCAACACTATCTGAAGTCAGAGACTTAGCACTTGCTGCTGGGAATCAACAACTACACGACGAATGCGACATGTTCATTCGTCTGTTGACCTTACAGAAACACATGGGTCAGCTCAGCGAAGGTGCTAACTCCTGGTTCAATTCTATTGAAGATGATGGTTGCATCCATCACAGCTGCAGCCTGGCTACGCAGACAGGACGTAACGCTCACCGTGGCCCGAATCTTGGGCAAGTTGTATCTGCGCCATGGGCTAGGGAATTGTTTGTACCTTTCCCTGGTCATGTAATGGTTGGCGCTGACTTAGAAGGTATCGAGCTTCGGGCGCTCGGGCACTACCTCTCCGTCTTTGATGAGGGCGAATTTGCCGAAGTCGTCTGCAACGGTGACATCCACCAGCAGAATGCTGACCGTGTTGGCTGCACAAGGCCCCAGGTCAAGTCCCTAACTTACGCCTTTATCTATGGAGCGGGTGACCAAAAGCTTGGCCACGTCTTGCACCCTGAGTACTCTGATGCACAGAAGAAAGCACTTGGCAGTGACCTGCGACGTAAGTTCCTTGATGCAATCCCTGGACTAGAGCCACTGATTAATGCTGTCAAGCTCAAGGTCCGTGAGACTGGCAAGCTCAAAGGCTTAGATGGTCGCCCTATCTTCTGTGACGGAGAACATAAAAGTTTAAATTTTTTGCTTCAAAGCTGTGGCGCCATAATCAGTAAGCGTTGGTGCGTCGTCTCGCAAGAGCTGCTTGATAATGCAGGGCTTACCTATGACAAGGACTACACTCGTTGTGCCTACGTGCACGACGAGCAGCAGTTTTCTGTACTACCATCAGAAGCTGACCGTGTTGCACGTTTACTAGTCGAAGCTGCACCACTCGCTGGTCAGTACTACAAATTCCGCGTACCAATTACTGCTGCCTCAGACCAAGGCTCTAACTGGGCAGCTACCCACTAAATATAATTTAGTTGCTAGAATCAATTTGCCCGTAGAAGAACGTCGTCAGGGCATTTGGTTGCAGTAATTTTTGACGTTTCTTGCTGTGTAATTACCGCTCCTGCATTTGTGGGGGCGTCCCTTTAATTGCTGCATCAGACATCGGTGATAGCTGAGCTGCTACACATTAACGTCGGCAATACCTGTTATAACCCATACGGCACGCTTCCTGTTCAGCTGTCCTTGGTTTAA